TAATGTGGTTGGTGGGACAAGATCCCCGTGCTATAAGGAGATAGAGAATGGCCGTTGGTCGAATTTCGGGACAGCTCTTAAAGTCCAACTTGCTTCGTAATGGAGTAAACCTGGCCTTCGAGACTGATCTTTTATACATTGATGTTAATAATTCTCGAATAGGAGTGAAAACTGCTACTCCTCAATATCCATTAGACATAAATGGAACAGCACGTACAACAAATTTAGAAGTCACAAATCAAGCAGTAATCAACAATATCACAATTGGTGCTAATACAATATCAACTACTGCATCAGTTCTTAATATTACTTCACCAGACAGTATATTATACAATAATAAACTAGTAATAGATGACCTTATAATTGAAGGTAACACTATTACAGCCACAGAGTCTAATCAAAATTTTGAAATTATAACAAGTGGTACAGGTATTGTACACGTAGATGCTGATATGAGAGTGGAAGGTAATATCCACGCTACAGGAGATATCAGAGCAGATGGTGATATTCAAATAGGTGACGCAGATACAGATTCAATTTCTATTGCGGCAGATTTTACAAGTAATATTACTCCAGATTTAACTGACACATATAATATGGGTTCCGCAGGAAAAAGGTGGAATGACGTATTTGCAAATAATTTAATTGTAGATAATCTTACATTGAATGGTAACATTACTGTACAAGGTCTTGACTTAACAGCCAGACCAGGTAAAATTTATTATGTTGCAACTAATGGTGATGATGCTAAAACAGGAACTCACCAAAATGATCCTTTTGAAACAGTTAAAAAAGCAACAGAAACAGCAACAAATGGAGATTTAATTTATGTTTATCCGGGAACATATGTAGAAATTTTTCCATTAACAATTCCATCTGGAGTATCAATAAGAGGAGATGGAGTTAGAGCAGTTTTAATTACACCACATCCAAGTGTAATAGATAAAGATGCATTTCTTCTTAATGGTGAAACTACTATAGAAGATTTAACTGTTACAGGTTTTCGTTATGATAGTGCAGGTAATACAGGACACGCATTTAGATTTAACACAGGTGCAGATAGCACTTATTTTGCACTTACTAGTGATATTCCTTTAATTAAAAATGTTTCAGTTATTACAGAAGGATCTGTAACGTCAGAGTCTGATCCAAGAGGATTTGATCAAGGAGATGCAGGAAAAGCCGCATTACTTGATGGATCAGTTATTTCAGGAGCTGACTTAGAACTTAGAGTTAGATTTCAAAATTGTACATTTATTACTCCAGGTATGAATGCATTAACAGTAACAAATGGTGTAAGAGTAGATTGGATTAATTCATTTACATATTTTGCAGATGAAGGAATTAGAATTGAAGATGGTCCTACAGGAATAGCGGCGGCAGGAGAAACAAAAATAAAATATGCACAATTAGTAGGATCTACTCCAACGGCTACTGAAACAATTACTTACTATGATACAAATGGATCTACAAAATTAGGAGAAGCAACAATTAATTCAATTGATGGAAATGGAACATTACATATTACTGGAAAATCTACAGGATTTGCACTAGCATCTACAAGAACAGTTAAAAAAGTTATACCAACAGGAACTACAATAGATTCTTCAACTAAAAAATATGGAAGTGGAAGTTTTAAAAATGGTTTTATAAATGCAAATACAGATCATTTAAAAGTTGAAGGACATACAGATTTTGGTTTTGGTACTGGAGATTTTCAAATAGAAGGATGGTTTAATCCATCATCAGTACAAAGTAAAACTTTATTTAAAATAGGTAGACTTGAAGTTGATTTAAGTGGTAATGCTCCAAGAGTTAGACTTGATGGAAATGTTGTTGTAACTTCTGGAACAGGTCTTAATATTAATTCTTGGACACATTTAGTTGTAATGAGACAAAGTGGTAACTTAAGAATGTTCATTGGTGGTAATAATGAAGTAGATCAAAATGGTTGGAGTGCAGATTTAAAAAGTGCAAGTCCAGTTTATATTGGAAATAATGATATTTTTACTTCAGCTTTTTATGGTCATATAGATGATATTAGAATAATCAACGGTAGTACAACATATACAGCAAATTTCACACCGCCTAGTTCACAATTAGTTAGTACAGATGTTTCGCAAGAAACTGTATTAATGTTAAATGGTAATGACTTTTCAGACAATGGAACTAGAGGACAAGACATTAGATTTTCAGGTGGTTCAACTGCTTCAGAAATTACTTTAGCTGATTATTCAGACTTTGGATCAGATTTTAGAAGTATGTCGAGTACATCTGTTTATGGAAATAAAGGAATTGTTGCACAAGGTCCTGGTGCAAATGTAACTTTAGTTAATCATAATTTTGCATATATAGGTAGCGGTAAAAGTTATGAAAATGATGATACAGCGGCTATTCAAGCAAATGAAGTTGTAGCAACAAATAGTGCAAAAGTAAATTACAATTCAACTGATCAAAGTGGTGATTTTAGACTTGGTGAATTATTTCATGTTAATCAAAAAACAGGTGTAGTAGAATTTAAAAGTGCTGATATAAGAATAGACACTGCAGGTTCTATGACAATTAATAATGGTTCAGACGCAACAGTAATAGATTCAACAAAAATAGAAACAAATAAATTAAGAATGAGTGGACAAACTATTCAAAGTCTTGCAGGGGATCTTAATCTTAATTCATCTAGTAATTTAATTAATATATTGAATAATGTTAATATTCAAGGTCATTTAGAAGTTGTAGGTAATATAACAATAGGTGGTAACATAACAATAGGTGATGAAACTACTGATACTGTTACTATTACAGCAGGAATAGGAAGTGATATGACGCCTGCAATAGATAATACATATAATCTTGGTAGTTCAATTAATAGATGGAATACATTATTTGCAAATCAAATGCAAATAGATAGTATTAATATTACTAATAATGTAATAACAACTACAGACAGTAATGCTGATTTAGAATTAAGAGCAAATGGAACTGGCGGAATTAGATTAGAATCATTTAGATTTGATCAAAGTACTATTACTAATGATTCAGGAGATATGACACTTACTCCTGCATCTGGAGTAGCAAGAGTTGATGGTACTGGAAGTATAAGAATTTCTTCAGGTACAACTGCACAAAGACCTGGAACTCCTGTTGCAGGTATGATACGTTATAATACAGATACAAGTTTATTTGAAGGTTATGATGGATCTATTTGGATAGCACTAACAGGTGTATATGACATAGATAGAGACACTTACATAACAGCAGAACTTACACCAGGTGCAGATGATGATACTATTAGATTTTATGCTGGTGGAACTTTAGTTGCAAATGTAAATTCTACAAGATTTGATATAACAAAATTAATAGTAGATGACATAGAAATTAGTGGAAATACCTTAAAAACTACTGGGGTAAACCAGGATTTAATATTGAATGCAAACGGAACAGGTAGTATTAGGATTGAAGACTTTAAATTCGAAGGAAATACGATAACTAATACTATATCGGACCCTATCGTAATAAGAACGAGTGGAAATGGGTATGTAGACGTTTCAGATGCTGGAGGATTTGTACTTCCTTCAGGAACTGTAGTAGATAGACCTGCTGTTGCAGAGTTGGGTATGACAAGATACAATACTCAAGATAGCAGGGTAGAACTTTATGATGGAAATCAATGGGGTTCTATTGCAGGTTCTTCTGGTGCAATTAGTGTATTAGATGCTACTGAAATTTCAATAACATACGCGATAGCTTTAGGATAAAATAGAGATGGCAACATATTTTAAAAATGCAATAGTAAAAAACATTGGAACACTACCGGTGACAATTTATACGCCACCTGTAGGAACTAATGCAATTGTGTTGGGTCTTAATCTTGCAAATTTAATATCTAGTGTAGTAAAAGTTAGTGTAACATTACAAGACCTTACTAGTGCGTCAGGATTTCTTATTAAAGATGTAATGATTGCACCTAATTCGAGTTTAAGAGTTTTAAGTGCTGGAGAAAAATTAATAGTAGCGGCTCAAAGCACGTTATCAGTAAATTCTGATATTACTGATTCTGTAGATGTAGTCGCAAGTTATGTGGAGTTAACGTAAAATGAGTGCAATAGGACAAGGAGTATCAGCATATTTAAAAGCCGGAGTTAAAGATAGATATTTTTACGGTTTAAGAAGAACTGATGAAGGTGAACTATATATAGGAAAAGTTGACCAAATGTTAACTGGCGATGGTGTATCAGTTAATGTTCCTGGAGATCCTGCAAAGAATTTTAGTGAGTTTGACCAAGGACAAGATTTTTATGAAGGCAGAGGACCTAACCATGATAAGGTTTTTGCAAATTTAAAATATGAACAATTTAGATGGGATGATGTTAATTTAAATTATTATGTTAATAGTGAAGGAGAACTAGTAGTAAGAATTAATAGCCAACAAACTGATGGAACAGTGGCATATCCTAATACAGATGAACAAGTTGTATATGATAAAACTATATTTTCTTTTGATAGAGACGTATACTACTTTGATAGTAATGAAGTAACATTTGACAAACATTAAGGAGACATGGGAGCAAACAAATGACAAAACAGATAATACAAGATGGTATAATACCTAATGACGGTCAAGGTGACAGTCTTAGAACAGGTGCACAGAAAATAAACACAAATTTTGATGAGTTATATACTGCACTAGGAAATGGTAGTGCTTTAACTTCTATTTCAGATAATTTATTTAATTCAACAGGTTCTAACAAGATTGCGTTTCACTTTGATACGCTAGGAGATTTACCAGATGCCACAACCTATCACGGAATGTTCGCCCATGTACATAGTGAAGGTACAGGTTATATGTCTCATGCAGGAGCCTGGGTTAAACTCGTAGATGCAAATAAATCTATTGATGCTTTAGCAGATGTTAATACAACTAACACTACACCAACAGATGGACAAGCATTACTTTGGGATAACGCAAATAGTTATTGGAAACCAGGTGACGTACAAGCATCAGGTGGTGGAACTTTTGTTTCATTATCAGATAGTCCTTCTACTTTTTCTGGAGCAAATAATAAATTTGTAACAGTTAATAGTGGAGCAAGTGCTATAGAATTTACAACTCCAGTTATTGATAAAATTGGAGATGTAGATACAACTACAACACCTCCAACAGCTGGTCAAGTATTAAAATGGAATGGATCTAATTGGGTTCCGGCTCAAGATTCTACATCAGGTGGAAGTGGATCAGACGCTGACACATTAGATGGTTTAGATAGTCCATATTTTTTAGATTATAATAATTTTACTAATAAACCAACATCTTTTGGTAAATCTTTTAACGTATCTGCCGCAACATATACAGCCGCGTCAGGTATAATGCAATTAACTATTGGAGCACACGATTTAGTAATTGGTGACAATATTAAAATTGCTCCATTAAGTTTAACATTTTCTTGCGACATGGATAATCATGCTACTAATACGCAATATCCAAGAGCAACTGGAAGTGCCGCACCTGGTGGAATGGATTATGTATATAATAAACCAGTTGCAATTACGGGTGCAGATGCAACAACAATTACAATGAATGTTGGAACTGGAAATCTTAAATCTTTTACTCCAACAGCCGCAATATACACACCAGCAACAGGTGTAATGGAATTAACTATTGGTACACACAATTACATAGCTGGTAACAAAGTTAGTATTACTACAGAAAGTTTAACTTTCACTTGCGCCTTAGATGGTCATTCATCACAAAAAGCATATCCAAGAGCAACAGGTTCAGCCGCTCCAGGTGGAGCTGACTATGCCTACGAAACACTACAAACTCTTACATCAGTAAGTGCAACAACAATTACAATGAATGTTGGAATATCAAGTAATACATCTGCACATACATTTGTAAGTGCTTCTGCTGGTGCTATAACAAGTTCAAATATTCATACATTTATAAGTGCTACTTCTAATTGTATAACATTTGCAAAAAGATTTACAGAGTTATCAGATGCTCCATCTAGTTTTAGTGGATATGGAGATTATTATCTTAAAGTAAACACTGGTGGAACAGCTTTAGAACTTGTAACAAAACCTGGCGGAGCAACTAATTTATCAGGACTTTCTGATATAACAACATTAGGAAATTATTACAATACATCAAATGCAGTATATACACCTGCGACAGGAGTAATAGTATTAACTATTGGACAACACAATTTACAAGTTGGTCACAATGTAAAAATTGCTTCAAACAGTTTAACATTTACTTGTGCAATGGATAGTAATGCAACAGAACATACATATCCAAGAGGAAGTGGATCAGCATATGCAGGTGGAAAAGATCCTGCTTATACTTCAGCAAGTACAATTACGGCAATAACTGCAGATTCAATTACTGTAAATGTTGGAATATCAAGTAATACAACAACACACACATTTATAAGATCTACTGAAAATAATATATCAGTAGTTGATCAATCTTACAGTACATCAAATGCAACATATACACCTAACACAGGACAATTGCAATTAACTATCGGAAACCATGCCATACAGGCTGGACATTCTGTTATGATTGCCGCAAATAGTTTAACATTTACCTGCGCCTTAGATAGTAATACTACACAATCAACTTATCCAAGAGCAACTGGATCAGCGGCACCAGGTGGAATGGACTATGCTTACGAAAGACCTGTATTAATTACAGCCGTAAGTGCGACAACAATTACAATGAATTGTGGTGTATCAAGTAATACATCAGCACATACATTTGTAAGTGCTGTTGCAAATAATATAAAAGTTGCACCAACACAAGGTGATTCATTGTACTTCAATGGAGTATCATGGTTAAGAAGAAACGGACCAGTATCAAGATATGAAATAATAAATGACAGTAGCAATAACTTTACTTGGACAGGACCTGGTTTAACATCAGCAACTAATGATCCAGTAATGTATATGAACAGAGGTCATACATATTATTTGATTAATCAAGCAGGAAGTTCTCATCCTTTAGAAATAAGAACTAGTAATGGTGGTAGTGGATATACATCAGGAGTAACAGGTAGTCAATCAGGTACACAAATATTTGAAGTACCAATGGATGCACCTGCTACATTGTATTACCAATGCACAATTCATTCTGCAATGGGTAACACAATTAACATATTGAGTTAATAATTTATGAGTGGTGAATTAGATATAGAACAAATAACAGAGACACTTGGTAACTCTAGATATTTTTATGGACTTAGACGTACTAGTGAAGGTGAATTGTTTATTTCAAAAGTAGATTTACTAGAATTAAAAGATGGTGTACAAGTTAATAGACCTGGTGCAGTATCAGATAATTTTAATGATTTTTCTAGAGGCGTAGATTTTTTTGATGGAAGAGATGGACAACATAGAAAAAATTATAAAAATTTAGTTTATGAACAATATAAATGGGATGGCAGAAATATTTTTTATTATGTTAATACTGAAGGTGAATTAGTTTTAAGAATTAACGAACAATATACATACGAAGCATAAAATGGAGAAAATAAATACTTTAGGGATATAATTCGATGGCAGATTTCAAAATAGATAGGATACGATTTAGATGGAGAGGTGACTGGGTAGCAGGTACTTCTTACATTAAAGATGATATCGTTAGATATGGTGCAAAAATATTTGTCTCTATCGAAATGCATACAGCAGATGCTAACTTTTATAATGATTTAGATAATATAGTTCCAAGATGGTCACAAATGATGGATGGTCAAAGTTGGACTGGTAATTGGAAAACAAGTAATTTTTATAAAGTAGGTGAAGTAGCAAAAGTTGGAGCGGCAGTTTATAAATGTATAGAAGGTCACTTATCAAATGCAAGTGAAGCCAATGGATTATTAGGTGATGAAAATAAATGGGTTTACTTTGCAAGAGGTGAAAAATGGACATCTTTATGGCAACCTAATACACTTTATAACGTTGGTGAAACAATTGTTTATGGTGGATCAGTTTGGAAATGTATAACATCACATACTTCTTCAACTACAGCCGCAGGTATAGAATATCATCAAGCCAATTGGGTTCAATATCATAGATCAGATTTTTACAGAGGTTATTGGGCACCAAATATAAGATATTATCCAGATGATATAGTAAGAAATGGTGGAGTAATTTACAGAGCTGTAACAGGACATACAAGTGCCGCAGTAGATTATTGGAACGATTTAGATAGTACAGATTATACAACAAATTC